TGGGTTGGCTTCAAGAAGTTCTTTCATGTTGTAAAGAAGAGTTGAATGCGGATATTCATCAGCATCTATCTGAACAATATAATCACCTACACATCTTTTGCTACCATAATTCTTATGCTCGGCAAAATTCTTGTTCAATGCATGTTGAACGATTGTAAACCCATATGTTCTTGCCTTATCTAATATCTTTTTTGTGTCCTCGTTGTCTGAGAAGTCATCAAGTATAACGACCTCATCGTTTGGAGCATTAGAATCGAGATGAGTCTTGAGCTTCTCAATCAATTCAAGAAGCTCAATAGTCTCATTGTGGCAAGACACAAGATAACTAATTTTCATTATGAAGCTGGCGTTGGTGCTGAAACTTTTTTGAACTTTGGAAGAGTAATAGCCACCTTCTTTTCAAACGAAGGAAGATTCTTATCCAAAATATCGATTAATACCTTGTTGCCATTTTCCAATGTAAACTTTTCAGCGTTTTGAACACGTAGTTTTTCGGCATTTGGAACATATTTGATGTAATTTTCAAACATGTCTTCCAACTTTTGTGCTGCAACACTGTAGTTTACATTAAACCATTTTGCTTCCTTAATTAGCCAATCATTACATGCACTGGGTGGAACATGGTCGATATTTCCCGGTAACAGATTCGCAAGATCGGATGGTAGGAAATCAAGATGACCACTCCATCCAGATGCGAGTAATGGTTTTCCACTTAACGTAGCTTCCAACAACGGTCTTCCAAATCCTTCACCGTGCGTAAAGCTAACATGCGCCTTTACTTTTGGATGGTTATAAAGCCTGTTCAACTCGTTTGGATCAAGTTCTCCGTGGATCAAATAGATATTCGGAAGATCTCCAGACATGGTTTGACGAATGTCATGTATCTTTTTCAAGATATCTGTTCTATCCATCTTAGAGAATGTGGCTCCGCTTGTTTTCAATACAAGAGCGGGCTTGTTCTTCTTATTCTTGAATACTTCACTGAATACTTTTACAAGCATTCCAATGTCTTTTCTATCCGCGCCAATGTCTCCTTGTAGCCAATGCCCGACCATCAGAAAACAGAAATCTTCTTTCACAGCACTTAGCGCAGAATCAATTCCTTCGGATGGCTCTGATGTTTTCTTGTAGATGGTTGTATCTACTCCTTCAAACGCAACTTCAATGGGTCTATTCAATGAAATTTTCTCAATTGCACCATTGTCAAGTCGCTTTTCGTATGAAGCTTTTACAAATACATCCTTTGAAAAGTATGAAGGAACGATGTTGAGATTCATTCTGTTCAAGCCTTCAATCCATTCTGGTTTTGGAACCGTGCTTTCAATACCAGCAGTTATACCAACATTGTATTTTCCAATCGGTCTAAACTCATTTGGAATAGAGACTTGAACAAACAAATCGGGCTGTTCTGATAGTTTGTTGATTATCTTGCTTTTGACTTCTTTAACCATAGGACGACTTTCGTCTTCCAACATGGTATTTGGACAAACACCCCATCTCATAGGAACAATTTTGACATCAAATTTGCCCCAATTAATCAGTGCGGTGGCGATTTGAAAAGTGTGATCGCCATATCCGCTGCGAGAGGCAACTGGTCCTTGCAATACACAGACTGGTTTAATTTCGTTGCTCATTATATAACCTTTGTTTTGTTTATGGATTTGTTCCAGTTGTGTTTTGATCATCCTGTTCTGCAAATACTGCAAAGATTTCGCTTACAACATCACCAATTTCATCTTTGTACTCTTGTGCCTTGGCTTTCTTTTCTTTGGCGATTTCTAAGCGCTTTTCAGTTGCTTCATACACACGGCCCTTTGCAGCGTCATCACTGATAGCCTTTTGTTTTTGCTTCTCGTATGTATCTTCGATTTCGTTCTTCAACTCCTTATCTTCTTCGGCATATGTTTTCATTTCTGCCTTTTTATCCTTTTCAAGCTCAAATAGACGCTTGGTTAGGTCATAAATTTTATCTTTTGCCTCATCTGTTGTTAATGGTTTAGCCATAATGTTTATATTAGTTGAATTTGTTCTTTGCTTCTAGTCTGTCAATTTTTGGTAAGATGACACCCAACTTCTTGTTTGGCATATTATGACCAACAAATTCGTCATGACGATGAATGTTGAATTTTTCTCTGCCTTTCCAATTTTTAAGCATGTCGTCAATTCCAGACGCCATATTTTCACACATTTTTCCAGCACTCAAACCATCTGGTCCCATTAGCCATTCACGGCCTTTAAGTCCTCTTGATTTACGTGCTTCTCTTCCAACTTCGTGCCAATGCATCATAGCGACGGCGGCGTCCTCCCAACGAGCATAATCAGCAAGAATATATGGTGTAGGAATACTTCCTTGAACCATTCTTGCTCCCGGAAATATAGGTGTTACCCAAGTGCCATGATTCTTGTATCTACCATCTGCATTTGTACCCCAATCAAGATTGAATTCAACGGGTGTTCCATTCTCGTCTGTGAATCCACATTGATCTTGCAGACCTCCCGTAACGGTAACAATAATAGGAGTGCCAGAGCAAATGCTCTCAGCGGTTCCCAAACCAAATCCTTCATTGTCAGACAAATTGATGGTAACATCCGCAATATTGTAATATTGATTCAATCTCTCTGGCATGATCTTGTCTGTACTGAATACCACATCATAGTCTGGGCAAAATGCTGTCTTACATGCCGGAAGATCCGTGCCAGCCTCGTCTGTTGGATTCGTATGCAGAAAAAGCACACACTTCTTTGCTTCTTCTGGAGAAAGATTGTCGCAGAAATTTCTGTAAGCCAGCATTATTGTCGATGTTTGCTTACGGCGAATGTTTCGGTTGTTATAAAACAACACAAAGTTGTAATCTTTCTTGAACAACTGCTTTCTCAACACGCCAATTTCCTTCAGTTCTTGTTCTGTGGTCAATGGGCGAAATGTTTTCGGATTGATTCCGTGAGGAACATATGTAACGGTAGTAGGTTTATTGAGCGCCGTGCCAAGAACTCCTTCAACTATGTTCTTGGTTTGCTTGCTGATGCAGCCAATCCAATCGCAGCTTTCGTAAAAAGCACGGTTGTACATCGGGTATGGAAGATCGTCCCAAATGCTATAGAACCCAATTGGCATGCGCTGGCGCAATTCGCGCTCCATTTGATACAACCATGTCCAAAATCTTGGATCGGTGAAGTGAATCAACGCATCTGGTTTTTCTAGGTTGATTACTTCGTTTAGGATCTCTTGGTTGCCATAACCGTCAACTGGATAAAGACGCACATATGCATCATCGATACCAGCCATTCCGTTTACGGCACCGTCCAAATTCATTATCTTGCCCTTTTCGGGGTGTTGAATAGAACCGGCCAATTGAACCCAGTTATACTTTCCAGCCAGACCTGTCACAAACTCTCTCGCCATAGTGGCGATACCAGAATGCATTCTTAAGTCGTCGCACAGAAGTATAATTTTTTTTCTGTCCTTTTGAGGAATATAACCATTTACCATATATAACCTTGTATTATGATTTAAATCTTATGTTTGTCAATGATTTAAAATGCCGAACCGCTAACTTGTAAAGCGTTGGTAGAATCAATCTTCGTTTTGAATTCTGGGTCATTTGTGTACAAGTAGACGCAACGATTTACTAGTTTCTGCAATGTCATACCGCTGCTTACTCCAGCCTCTTTAAACGACGTATACTTGTCCTTAAAGATGTGAATGCTTGTGAAGCTTGTTTCGTGATTTGATTTTAGTTTCATATATATGCCTTTCTTCTATATACATATATATGAATAATAGATTTTGCAGAGTATAAAAACTATTTGTATTTTTTATATTATCCTTCTTTACCGTCGCAATACAATTGTCCCTTATCGTTTTTGAGAGTTTTAAAAACACAGTACTTACAATTCTTTTTGGCTTTTCCGGGATTCTTTGGAAACGGTTCGGTAATATTATATTCACCGTCTTTAGTAAATCCACTATTTATAAAATCTAAGAAAGTAGTTTCCACTTCTTTCATGCTCATCTTGCCATCTGGCGGAGATATTCTTTGGATCCGTTGTTGAGGAAACTCTACATTTTCTAAAAGTTTTCTCTTAACAACAAAAAATTCAACTTCTATATCAGACATTGGAACCTTAAACATCTGATTATAAAAACGCTTGTATAGAAGCAATTGGTCAATTTTGGTTCTATCCGCCTTCTGATATTTATTCCAACCATTTGTGCTGGTTTTGAAGTCGAGAATCAAAATTTTCTTTGTGTCCTTGTCCCTGAATACAATATCAAGAAATCCTTTATAAAGAATGGTTCCATTTCGCAGTGGAATTTCCAAAGGAAGTTCGATACCCACCAATTCATATTTCTTGCTTGGAAAATGTTTGCTCCTCTGTGCATAACTTAAAACATGATCAATAATAACTTTACCATCTTTCTCAAACTCGGATACAACGGACGGTGTAACCAATCCAAGAGAGTCCAATTCACTTTCAGTGAGTTTTAATTGCTCTTCTGTGGCAATCTTAAGTTCTTTTAATCCTTCTTCATACTCTTTCTTGAAAAGTGCAAATGTATCCAATGCATCTGCCTCCGATGTGCCCACGGTATATAATAATCTAAGATACTCTTGCAAAGCAGCGTGAATGCCAGTTCCAAACACTGTATGTATGCTTGCCTCATATGGAGCCAGCTTGTCTATGTATGACAGTTTCCATTGTTGTGGGCACTTCAACCACATCGCATATTGGCTGAAGCTCACCGTCTTTGGCTTCTTCTGAGCTTCATCGGTTTGCTGGGCATCTGGCGGATTGGTTGAAGTTTGTTCTGTTGACATAATCGAAACACTATATAGTCAAAATACTTTGTGTCAATTCATTTGAGTTTATATTTATTTAGAACAGTACATTTTACACTATGGAACTATACACACATGTTTTGCAAAAAACAGGAGTTTTAAAAACTTTTACAGTAGCAAAAATTGTGAAGAAAAAAGACATTGAAGAATTAAAGAAACTCATCAGAGAAATTGCGTCCAATGAAAATGAATACAAAACTTTGTTGGAAGAAGAGCTTTCTAAAATATCAAACATGCACGACAAAGCTAATCCGATTCCGGGAATCATTTATAAAACAGAAGACCCAAACAAACGTCAAACGATGTTGGAGTTAACAAAAAAGATTTCAAAATCTTTAAAAAATAAAGATTTCAGTAAAAAAGAGTTGGCATTTTTGATTTCGGCAATAATCACAGAATTAGAACTTACTCAAGAAGATTTCGTAAATCTAAAAAATGAACTTGAGGAAGAGGCAAAAGATGATTATGAAAATAACAACGACGATGGTGAAGAATATGAAGACTAGATCAGTTTAAATTTTTCAATAAAGCCATCAACGTATTCATTTAGTGTAGGATTCATTAAAAGTTCCACTTCATCCATCTTACCCTCGTCTGGCCACTCGACAATGTGATCAGCGGCTCGTTTGATCTTTGGATCATTTTCAGCTTCATGATCGTTTGCAGGTTTAACAAATAATTTATGGTCAGGTTGAAATGGATTGCCGAGCATTGTGTATTTACTGATATGACACAGCGTTCCATTCATTTCATTTTTTAGGAAATAAAGTTCATCTTTTTCGTATACATCATATCGTACATCAGTAATAATGTAATAGTCATAATTGGATTCTTCAATAGTTTTCTTAGCAAGATCGATCCAATATCTACCATTGGTTAATTTTCTTTGGGAGTCTCCATACCAAACAAGCATTGGACGAATAAGAGTCTTTTGCTCGGTTACTGGTGTGAACGCTGTAATACCAAGGTGTTTGACGAGAAACTCATCCACTTGGTATTTCAGGGGTTCGGCCAAAGCAACTCTTCTCACCGATTTACCGGCCTGTTGTAGTTTAGAGGCAAGTATTCCAGCAAATGTATCTTTACCCGCTCTTGCCACGCCGCTAAGACCAATAACTTTTTTGTTCGTCATAATCTCTAAAAATATCACTTGATTTGAAATGGTCAAGCCTTTTCCATCATCTCTTCAATTTGATCCTCGGAATATCCATATTTTCTAAGTATACTTCGCACATCGTCTCTGGGAATGAGTTTCATGTATTCAACAATATTTCGCGTGCTATCATGAAAATGAATACACAGTAATGCAAGTAGCGACTTATTGTATTTCTCTGTAGAATTCTTTATATATGGAAAATATCCTTTTCCTTTTGGTGTGGAAACGATGCACAATCTGTAGAATTGTTCTGGAGACAATTTATCCTGATAATACTGCAAATCATTGATTACATCAATAATGTCGGTCTGCATACTCAAAACTCTGCATACCATATAATTCGACCAAGTCTTTTTGTCTTCGTCAGAAAGAGTTTCAAAATACTTAGGATTTTTTCCCATCCGTATTTCATTAACATGATCAAACAATGATCTTACTTTTGGCTTTGTTTCTTTTACGTTTTTCTTCATTTTTTCCAAACGCGCTTATCATACTGGACAAAGGTTACCAGACCAAGTGCATTTTTAGCATTTGACCATTTTCCATCAGTTCCTTTTTGGGTGGCCATTTTTGTGTAAGCGGCATTTTCAGATAAATTGGATGGATTGGAAAGATAAAATCTTCCACCAATATCCAACTTCCCAAATTCCATCATCTTTGGATTATCATTATTCATTTTCATTTTCATCTTTTATTTTTCGGCGCGAGAAAGAAATCTCGTCATCGGTGTTCATTTTTCTACTGTCAAAATTTTTTGCAGTTCTGCTTATATGTTGTTCAAGTCTGTGTATTCTTGAGTTATATTCTACGATCTTAGCATTAAACTTACCGTGGTCGTTTGAATTTTTCTTTAGATTTTCAAACGCCACTTTCAATGTTTCTGTTATTGCACTTCCCGCCTCTGCTAATAGTTTTTTGTGCGTGCTATTCTGTTCTTTTAGCATACGCAACATTTTTACTTGTTGATAAAGCAAGTAACCACATATTGCATACAAAGAAAAAATTGATAAATATACAAATTCCATAAAAATATGCCCCTACTATACTTCGGGGCAATTATTTTGTCAAGATGCTATTTGAAACCCTCTTACTTCAGAAACATTATCTAAGAAATGAATCCAACTTGGATGATGCGCGATGTTTATTGTTGCGCTAACAGGAATACTCTTCGGAGCATGAGGTTTGCGAATAAGTCTAAGCCCAGCCTGTTCAGGAGTTTTGTCGGCCTTTTTGCTGTTGATATCTCTATGACACCATACCATATTTTCAAAGGTATTTCTACCACCCTGAGAACGAGGAACAACATGGTCAATATTGCCCTCCTTCCAAGAAAGAGACTTACCGGTGTATTGACATACCCCACCATCACGCTTTCGGATACTTTCCTTGGTCGGACGGGGCTGCACCATAGGCATCTTGCCGTAGTTTGGTTGAATAATAACTCTGGGAACACGAAGTGTCATATTGCCAGTGTGTATAGCCAAGTCATATTCACGGACAGGTAAGGTCTTCCATACATCCCAAGCTACTGGGTTTGTGTTGGTTGGGCTATCCCAATTTACATTCCCGTCTTTATCCACTTCAAATTCCATATCAATAGCCACAGCGGGAGGATTTTTACCACCATCGCCGCCCATCATAGATATAAAAGCATCCTTAACCGTCTTGGTGCCAATAGCTTGCCAAGAAGAATTCAAAGATAAAACTGGTTGGTTGATAACATTCATTTCCATGTCCTTTATATGGTATAACTATGACTCTTTGTTTATAAAAAGTCAAGTGTTATTTTACGCAATTACTTTGATCTGAAAATATGGATCAAAATCAATCTCCATATCGCCGTCAAACAATACAATGGTTCTGTTTGCTTTTTGGACAACTAGGCTCACTACAAGTATTCTGCCAGAAGCACTTGGTACTCTATCTCCAATTACCAAACGCTTTGCCGCCTTCTCGACTAGTTTATATTTTGTTTTTGCCATCATGTATAAATATTGTTACATGGTATCAAAGATGTCAATCCTCTTTTGTCGCCAAATGCCAATATCCGCAATAACTACATTTGTATGTAGTTTTTTCTGAACGATATTCAATCAATATTCTATTAGCATCACGAAGAGCATCGCTGCGAGAACTATAGTTTGTTTTAGTTTCGCAGGATGCTTTGTGATGATTACTTGAGCACTTGATATAGGATTTTTTTGTAGTCATCTGCTCCAATGACTTTGCGGTCAAGTATCTTGAATACGATTGCTGATCTACCTGTGCTACCATATGCCTGTAATATTTCCTCCGCCGCAAACTTACGAGGTATTTTGGTGCGAGCACCTGCAAACTGAAACAACGCATTCATTATTTTGTGAACTTCCTTCATAGCATCGCAAATATTGGATGCATGACCACGAGCCATTGTTGCAATCTCAAAGTCAAACTTTTCAGTAAGATATTCAAAGAATTCAACATAACCAGTAGGTTCATGTGACATTGTATAACGAGGCAAGAACCAGTCAATGTAGACATCAATCACCTTATCTATACTTGATATTTCACTTTTAGCACGATGTAAAAAAAGATAGTGGGCGCTCTTTACTTTACGAATCTGCTGTTCGTCGTCATAATAAACACAAAGACCTTCTTGGTCACGCAATGCCTCAACACTCTTCTTCATCTCTTCAACAGAGTTGTAAGAGTATGTTTTTGGACGGCGCAACTGCAATTGAGATGCCACAATGCTCAAACCATCCTGCGTCATCATTGTATAATCATTGTGAAAAATAGCACCTATCAATACCATGTCCGGTTCTTCACCATAATCCAATACAATGCGATTGGATGGCGAGAGCCACTCAAAAATATATGATACAGGGGTCGTTTCTTGCGATTCAACAAATTCAAAGAACTTGTTGTACTTCTCACGCAAAATATTTATCTCATGACCATTGTCTTGATTTAATGCGTTTACAGTTCCACGGGTTCTGATAACTGTGTGACCCTTATAACGAGAAATTATCAAAGTGGATCCGTCAAGTTTTTCAACAAGTTTTGCATTTTGCAGATTATTTGGTGCAGGGTATATGTCTGACTTTTCATCCCAATTGAAAAACTTCTTGAAGCTCAATGATACGGGAGTTCCTTCCTTGTCCCACACGGATGAACGGAAAATTAAATTATCTTTCAACCAAGTCGCACCTATATGAATAGGTTGAACAAGAGATACTTCGTGTTCGCCTATATTGTGTTGATGAACCATGAACGATTCTTTGTCAATGGACGCTAAATCAATTTTCATAAGAACTATAACTATGTTAGATCAATTCCAATATGTCAAACAATAAAAAACCCACGGTTTTTATGCCGTGGGTTTAATATTATAACCTTTACAACTTTTACGCCGCTAGGAGCTTGCGCAAGATAGCAATAGCGCGACCATTCAACTGAACTTTGTTCATCTTCTTAGTAACAGGATTGACTCCAGTTACATTTAGATGCATTCTTTCATCCTTCACACCCTCGATGGGGCGAGTGAACGAAATAGAATACTTTTCGTTGCGGACGTATGTATTGATCTTGCGACCATTCTTTGTCTTATTGTGCTTTGTCATATGTTTTAGTTAGTTTTGTTTTTTTTGTATTGTTTAATACGAAATAAAGTATGGTAGATTATCCAGCGATTGTCAATAACTTTTCGCGGGAAATCTTATTAATTGCAACTTCTTTCTTCTTGAATTCAAAGTCAAGGTGAAGTTCACCCTTGTAATTTGCATAGATGGCGGGAAGCATTGTGGGAAAATCGGCGTGGGCACGTGGGTTTTTCCCAGCAAGAGATTCGCTGAAGTGAAACAGTGGAACTACATTGCTAGGCCAAGTTTTGATGGCACAGTCAAATGCAAACTGCTCATTGTTATGATTATGATTGCACTTATGGTGGAGATTATCAAAAGTAATTGGAATATTAGTACGCTTGTATAGTCTATCATACAAATGCCACACGGACCAACTTCTTGGCTTGTCCTCGTTTTCAAACACAAGTCTACTTGTAACCGACTTTGACATCCGCTTGATAACATTTTCCAACCTATCAACAACCTCATCGAACTTTCCGTCATTATAGCAGTTCATATGAATATTAATTGGAGACTCATATGATTGAGGAAGATCTAACATATCCATAATCATCGCGTGCTGTTCCAGATCTCTGATAGAATTCTCTACGACTTTTGGATTTGGGCTGGCGGGAACAACAAACTGATCGGGATGCATGCTGCAACGAATGTTAGCCGATTTTATTCTTTTAGCAGCGGCTTTAAAGGTGGCATATATCTCATCGGAGTTGTAAAAATCATCTACGGTGAAATTTAGATCGGGGTGCGTCATCAGTGGGAATACATTACTCCCGATACGGTAGTTCCAATCATTGTTTGCACATTCTCCTAGAATGGCATAGATAGTCCTGATATTGTTCAGTGAACGATCAGCAAGAACTTTCATTGCTTCCTTCTTGCCCAGTTTTTTATACTGCGCGTATGTCATTACATTGAACTTGATTTTCTGCTCCTGCAATCCTGTGTGAATGCAACAAAGAGACGGAATAATGTTGGGTGGTAAAATCATGTAGCCGACTATGCACAAAATATATATTTTGTCAAACACTATCTACCGCGTTTTCCGATCTTATGTAAATAAAAAGAGCCTCACGTTTAATGAGGCTCTTTTCAGTTTATTAGTTTATGAGTTTATTAGAACTTTACAGAAAGCCCAGCAGAAAGACTATTTGTTGTGTTTCCTGCGGTAATCAGACCATCACGTAGTTGAGAAAAATCAACATTCAGTGTGGCATACTTTGTGTAATATCCCAACCCAATACCAACAACGGCATATTGCTTTGCATTCTTATACTGAGCAATGGTGTCTGCACCAAGATCATTGAAGCCATATCCAACTGTCGGTACCAATTTTAGATGTTGAAACCCAAATGGCAAACGAAGGTTTGCTTCAGTGTTATTAGTACGATTCTTTAGATCATTGCGATAACGTGCATCCCATGTGGCACGTGTACCAAAGAATGTACCATTCAAGAGAGCAAATGGCTCAGTGTTGCTGGAAAGATTTGACACACTCTTGGCAAAGTTCTTGTAGGTGCCACCCAATGTTAGATTGGCCAATGGCGATGTGAACTTGTAGCCGAGTGACAAATCAGTGCGCTTGAACAAGCCAGCACTTGCAGTATACTTTCCAGTCGTGGTGTCTTTCAATGTATTGAAGGTGTTTACACCTGCAACAAAATTGTAGACTTCTAATGTAGCTCCCGCAACGGCAACATCTTCGAACGCAACCAAGCCCTTGTCAAAATACTTGGTGTGATATGTTGCATTTGCACTTAGTGCTACTGGCGCAGCATTTACTGCTACTGCCGCAATAAGTGCTGTGATTAATACTAGGATTTTATTCTTCATATATTTTTGTATATTATTGTTTTAATACTTCACGTTTCGTAAAGTATGAATAACTATACGGTTAAAAAACATTTCGTCAAGAAATTTTTTTCTTATATATCTGTAAATATGGTGGACGCGGCGGGAGTTGAACCCGCGTGCTGTATAATATAACCACAAACATATACATGCTTATCTCTTATAATCCGACTGAATTTGGTAGAGCACCATTCAGAAGTTGAGAGTTCTGTATTGACTCGTCACTATTACCGACTCTCTGCCTTATAATGACCAGCAGATATTTGACGTTGTTGACTTGTTATCTGCGTCACAAGGACAACGGGCAGCACTAATTAGGCTGCGGCTAGCATCTCAACATCAGCGTTCTTACGAACACTTAGGAAGGATACCTTTGCAAGATTTCTCTTAGCATTTATTTTTTCCAATGGAGATTATACAGAGACTTTGGACTCTGTGCATGCGGCCTGTATCTATACTATATAGTAGAATCCATGAACGCGCCCGAAAGTAAAACATGTAGGGGCCGATGTTAGGGCATTCGGCACCGGAATCACATTTGGGTGACTCTACCTATCTTCTTGACTTCGGCAATTTTATACAAGCATATATGCGTTGACGCCTACTAGAATTGTCGTTGAAGAATGACCAAACTTTTTCCAAAATATGGCCTTTTAACTACCCTACACGTTTCAGAAATTATTATTCAAAGAACAGTAACAATAATTATCGAACATCGCGTTCAAGTCAATCAAAAATATTTTAAAGAATTTATCGGCAATATATTTTTTGATTGATTTCTGATATATTTACATTATTATTCGTAGATGGAATCAGATAAAACAGGTCATACTAAAGAAGAAATACTTGAAGATCTTGAGTATTGGCGAAAAAAACTTTCTCATTTTAAAAAAGTTGGAAACGAAGATGGAATTAAAGTTGCAAAATTATTAATTGACAAATATCTGGATTCGTACAACAATACGATTATATGAAACTTATGTATAACTTATTTTTAGATGACGAAAGACTTCCACAAAGAGTCACGTGGGTGAATTTGCCATCTGGTCCGTGGACCGTGGTACGAAACTACAAAGAGTTCTGTGAATATATCACAAAGAATGGCTTGCCGCATTTCGTGTCATTTGATCATGATCTTTCACTGGAAGATCAAAACAAGCATCCAATCACGGGTACATTCAAAGAAAAAACAGGAATGGATTGTGCAAAATGGCTTGTGGGATATTGCATGAACAACAATCTGAAATTTCCAGACTATGAAGTTCATAGCATGAATGTAATTGGAAAGGTGAATATCAAGTCTTATATCGAAAGCTTTAAAAGTACAATCAAGTGAAAAGAATATCACTGAAAAGCGAGGATCAGAAGATTTGGTTTGTTTCCGATCTTCACTTGGGTCATAATAAACCATTTATTCTTGGTCCTCGTAAATATGAAAATATTAACGAGGCTATAGATCATCAATGGCAGATGATCAATGAGTATATTGGGCCAAATGACATTGTGTTCAATCTTGGCGACGCAGTTATCGGTGCATTTGACAATACAACCGCATACGCAAAACGAGTTGTGTATATGCCATGCAAGCAGCAATATTTCATTTGGGGAAATCATAATGCAGGTGTACAAGCTTTGTATGATGAATGCAGAAACCACATTGGACTATTATCGGATGATATTGAGATATATCCCTTAAACTATCCAAATAGTTCATTTGTTTTTCTTGGACATTATGCGGAAGTGTGGATTGACAATATCATGTGCGTATTAACTCATTATCCAATTGCTTCGTGGAATAGAATTGGTAAAGGTGCATACAACATACATGGGCACTGTCATAGAAATCTTAAAGAAGATTTATCAATTAAACGCATCGATGTTGGTTGGGAGTGGAAAAGACGCCCCGTTGAATGGAATGAAATAGTAAAAGAATTATCTCCACGAAAAGGATTCGCCCCAGATCATCATGGAGCGTCCGAGTAATTCGGACATTATAGCTCCATTATAGTATATATTACCGATGGCGTTTCTGGGCTTGGAGATGTCGTCGTTAATGTTTCAATTCTGTTATTCAGGTGTGTGGTTGACCACATTAATTGCAATTTGTCTCCATGATTGTAAGAACCCATGAAGTCCCACGCAGCAACAGCATATGGAGAGTTTGCGTTAACAGACACTTGTGTATTTGAATATGGAACTGCTGTTTCATTTACTACCAACCATATGTTAACTGCGGAAGAAGCTCCACCACCTCCCGCGTTATGTAATTGAAGAGAAAATTGAAAATCATATATGCCTGTTTTTGGTATAACGATTGTACTTCCACTAACCGTGCTACCATTACTACCAGAGATGTAAAATCCATCAAAAGTCCCTCCGACAGTATTAACTGTAACTGGGTATGCGGTATTTATGAAAGACGCCGTTTGTATATCTGTGCTATACCATGTTCCCCAGTAACGCTTGACGAAAGAAGCCGTTGCTGCGAATGAAGAACTATCTGCAAATGTTGGATATTGCGGAGGCACGGCCAGTGACTGTGTAATTAACTCATTATTTGGACCCGGAATAATAGGTAAGCTCATATTAACAATAAATATATGAAAAATACTCGTTACATCTTGACATATCAATATATTTGATGTTCACTAAAGCACATGAAAAGTCTAATTTATAAAGACGGAAATTTATTAACCGCCGAGGATGTTGAAGTAATTGGGCATCAAGCCAACTGTCAGAATACATTTGGAGCGGGTATAGCCAAAAGTATAAAGGAAATATATCCAAAAGCATACCATGCCGATACTATGGCTTATAAAGATGGAAAGGCTATTCTTGGTAACTTTAGCTTTTGCCATTTAGATGGACAAATCAAAAAAGTTTTCAATCTATATGGTCAAGTTTTATATGGAAAAGGAAAACGCCAAACAAATTACAATGCATTGTACGATTCACTTGAAGCAATGAAGAATTATCTCGTCGATAATGATATGGATCTGCCTGTTGCAAATGTCGGATTTCCATATCTTATGGGATGTGGATTGGGTGGTGGGGATTGGAGAATTGTAGAAAGATTAATAGAAGTTGCATTTCACAACTATGAAGGTGATGTGGTGATTTATAAATTCAATCCTTGACATTTTATATCATTAAGTTAGATTGGTCGAATGAAACAGATCATTGTGAATATCAGTTGAGAAAAGCATATGATGAACGTAAGTTCAATTATGAGTTTGATAGTGTTCTCGCAAATGATGTTCTGCGCAGGGCATATCTACCGTACCTCCAATAAAAAAGCCCACCTTTCGGTGGGCTTTTTGATTTTGAATATATTTCTTTTTTTTAGTATGCGATTGTAACAATGCCTCTGGCACCAGTACCCGAGGTGTTTGTACCATAGTCATAAGATCCACCACCGCCACCTCCCGGAATTACACCGGCGGTTGCGGCTATAACACCATTTGTGGTTGATCCTGCGCGATAGTACGCACCGTCTCCGCCCGACCCTGCCCCACTATAAGCATATCCACCAGATGCTGGTGCTGATGTTGTTGAGAAAAATGCACTTTGACCATCTTGACCATTTCCATCAATACTTCCTGCTTGACCACCGCCGCTTCCGTTATAGCTAGAGTATCCCAAAAAGTCAGGGCATCCTCTTCCACCATAATAAGCATATCTGCTTCCAGTTAACAAAGTTTCTTGGTGGTCGATTGTTCCGTCTTGTTTTCCGCCCGGCGCTCGAATAATAACAATATTATTTGAACCGGATAGAATATATGAATTTCCGCCATCGGCTGCTGTAGCTTGGCCTACATAGACTGCATAAGATCCTGTATACAGTGTTCTATAGGACTGTGCGTATGCGCCTCCCGATCCCCCGTTTCCTGCGGAGCTTCCGTTTGCTCCAGCACCCACGCAAGACATCGTTACTGCTAGCGAGGATCCTGTTACATGAAATGTACCGTCTGATGTGTATGTTGTTGTTGGCATATTTTTGGTGTTTATGTTTTAATTGATTGTACTACTCTTTATGGAATTGGGGTTGTTGTTGGATCTATTGGTGGTATCATTGTTGGCATTGGAGTTGGAGTTGCCGTTAGATCCGGTGTTGGTGTTGGTGTTGGTGTTGGGGGAATATCCCAAGGCGCTTGAAGCATCAACGTTACTGGCTTGATTTGATTTTCAATATCTGTGTCCAAACTTGCTGTCAAACTATTTACTCTATCTTGTCCCATAGATCCGACTAACCAACCAACTACAATATCTTTTGTAAGTTGATCGTATGGAATAAATGATCCACTATCTGGGTTGTATGGAGAAACAGACTGTACTCCGTAGCACTCCGCAGAATAACTTCCCGTTGTTGCATTGTATCTCCAATGAATATTGTATACTACATCGAGATAAGAACTTTGTGTTGCATATGCTTCTAATGCTGCTATTTTCCATGTGTATGTTGTTGTATCACTCATATATTTTATCTTATTTCAAATACTGTTAGATTTGGTCCATCTTGTTCACCGAATGTAAAATTGCTTCCTGCAATCGCCGTCACCTTTAATGAATAGGTATATGTTCCTGCCGCAACATTGTCTATATAGTTGATGGCGTATGGAACATTCTCACTGTTCCCACTGCTTTCGGCTTGAATTTTCTTTCCAATCGCGGTGCTATTTCTGTAAAGTTGAATTACGCAATATCCGCCGCCTGTTGCTGGATTTGCGTCACCTGTGCAAGAAACAAACACAGGATTTCCCGTGGTTGTAATATTCACACTCACAACATTTGCTGGAGTTGTTGCAGAACTTGCTATGACAATACTTCCTGTGCTAGATTGAACATAATTTGATGTCGCTCCATATTGGGTTGGAAGAGAACCTGTTATCAGTTCGTTATTTGGGCCGGGAACAATTGACATATTCTATAAATATAAGTTTGATTTATATTAACACGAAATGTGAATAGAAAAAAAGAGGATGGATTTTTAGCCCATCCTCTTACGGTT